ATATTTAATATCTCAGGACCGAATGATCCTGCCACAGTTTGTAGAAAACGATTAAGAGAAACAATATCTTGATTGCTTTGTGCTTGTGCTAGGGGAGAAACACTGCGAATCTTAACTTCTCTACCATTTACTGTTGGCATTTCTATTCGACCCTGCTTCTGTAATATATAGATAACTCTTTGTAATAATGGTTGCACCATCTCAGATTGCAATCTACCAAATGCTGATCCTATCTTTCTTGATAGATCTGCCATACGTTCTGCAACCTCTGTAGCTGATGCAGGTGTTCTATTAGGATCACCTAACATATCATTATACAAAGCTCTTTTTATATTATTCCTCATATCATTTAAAATTAAATTAGCTACATCAAAAGAACCTGCGGCTCTAATTGGCTGTAGTCCTTGAGAGTTTGGTGCTTTTGGAATGACTGTGCCGGGAACTAAGTTTATTGTATCAACATTAATAACACCATCATCATCTATTTGATAGATGCCTGATATAGCCATTTGTGCATTTTCTAAAATCATTTCTATTGTTAGATTACAAGTCTTGATTGCACTAAGTGCATTTAATGCAGGACCTCTGCCATAAATTTCACCACTAGCTTTGCTCCATCTAAATGCTATAAAAGGGTTTGATCCTACACCTTTATATATTTCAGACATAATCATTTCTTTATCTGTAATATCTATAATATAAAATCCATACTTCTCTTCATTAGGATCGTCATATAATCTACAAGATACCTCTAATATTTTTGATTTTCCTTCAGGATCTCTAGTAATTCTTTCTGCAATTTGTGGTGTTAATACAGCATTAGGATATGCAACTGGAACATCTGCATTTTTTATAGATCTTTCTCTATAAACATGATCTACCTTGCCATCAGGT